CCGCTTACGCCTTGTTGACCAAAGCGAATTAATTTTATGGTGCTACCGACTTTTGCTAAGACAGCGTGTGACTTTGTTTTGTGGTTAGGTGTGCGTTTAGGTTTGTTGTAACCAGCAAACTTTTCGCCTCTGTATGTTATTGCCATTAGTGTATCAATGTCTCCGTACAAGATATCAGCTCTGAGTCTGGTGGTATTTGCAAAAACACTCTTGCGACTCTTTTAGCTTCTTCTAGGTTCTTAGCTTTTATATCCGAACCAACATAAATAAAATCTCCATCAAGAAATTCTAAGTCGTATATTTTATCCGACTGGTTGGTTGTTTCCATTTGTAAACATTCCTTGAGATTGATTCTTTGCTACTTGTCTTATAGCTTCTCTATCTCTTTCCATGATAGCGTTGATCTCGGCTACATTAACCTGCGCGCCATACTTAGCTTCTAGTTCAGCAATCTTAAGTTGCATATCTGCCAAGGCTTGATCTCTATCTCTATCATCTTCCATGATGATTTTCATTCTGTCTGTTTCTGCGTCTATGATAGCTTTCTGTCCAAGGTTTTGTGCTTTCTGTGCCTCTGCTTGTGCCAGTATTTCTGCTGGATCAGGTTTCTGCTGTTCAGGTGGTTGCGGTGGCATTTGCTGGACTTGAGTGTTTATAAATGAATTAGCATCTTTGAAACCAGCCATTTCAATCATTTTTGTCAATGTGTTAGCGTACTGCTGTAGATTGAGTAAAGGATTGTCAGGGCCTAGTGTTTGTAAGATTTGTTCTTGTTTTTGTGACAAGGCTGTTAAGACTTGGAACTTTTCTTCGTCAGATGATTTAGATATACCAACATTGATAACTAAGTCTTTGTCAGCATCCCAGTATCTAGGATCAATAGGTACAAACTCATTGTTAAGTCTCATCATATCTTGACCTTCTTGGTGCTTGATGACAAGTGAGTTAACCAGTTTAAATAAATCTTTCATTCCGTCTGCGAAGTGTCTGCAAATAAGTTCTACCCTGCCTTGCGCTCCAGACATGGTAGCCGAGACAGCTTGTGAAGTAGAAGACTGAAGTGCATCAGCGTTTAGTCCAGCAGATGCTTTGGAAACGCCTGTGCGGTTCTCCTTGGCTTCGTCAAGATAAGACAATACTGGGAAGGCTTCTTTACCAACGAAAGGCACAGCGAAAGGCTGTACCATTCCTGGCGCTCTCATTCTAATAGGTTGTCCTATGTCGGTGTTAAGGACATCGTCAATATTAACCTGTCCTTCAACAATTCCCATTCTCGGGAAGATGGCGTGGCCTAGACTATCAAGGGTGTCTCTCATTATCTGAGATTTAGCCGCTTGAATAGGCATGAGGTAGTCCGCAGGACATGAACCAATGGAGGTGTGAGGTTCAGGATCGGGACAGAAGAGTGTAATAGGTAGATCGTCCCAAGGTGTTGCATTAACAATGTTTATCCCATTGCCTACAGTGCATACCCTAATCCTTTCATCTATACCATCGCCATCTAAATCATAAAAAATATAATGCTCTACATAGAGAACATTGTTTTGGTCAGTTCTATCTACGCTAGAAAAATCAGCGTAAGGATTTCTTGCTTGTTCTTCATCATAACTTTCTGCATCTACAGAGTCACCAGAACCAGCGTATTGCTCCATGTCTTCTTTGTTGTAACCCATAGCAACTAAGTCGCTTACAGTTTTTACCATGCGGTGTGCAACGTAAGGTGATGATTCTAAGTCTCTAGCATTTCTTGATATTAAAACTTCTTCAGGTGGTACTGCTTCTATAACCACTTGGTCTTTAGGTTTAATTCTTCTAATTTTAATGTCGTAACTGGCTGGTGTTTCTTGTGTAATCTGCTCACCAGTTTCAGGATTTTGCAATGTCATGCTTTGCATTTCTACAGACTCTTTGATTACCTCTACATTAGGATCAAGTATGAGTGCTTGGTAGGCTTCTGGAGAAATGTTTGTGTATTCGTGTGTTGATGCAGTAATGCTGTCATCCCAGTAGGCTTTAACAAAACCAGTTTTTCTAATTAGTGCGTCTTTAAAAGCATCGTATAAAACTTTGAAGCCAGGGTTTTTTTGCTGGATGACGTAGTTAATGTAATCGGTTTGCTGTGTAGCAAGTTGTATGTCTTCAGGGCCTTTAGGTATAAACTCAACTATCTTGCTAGTACCAAAAAAGGTACGCATGATAGAAGGAAGCATAAACAGTACGCTGTCTCTAACGTCTGTTGATATAAACTCTGATTGAAGAGAAGATGTTGATCCAGGCTGATTGCCTAGATAGTAGTCGGTAGCATCTGCTCTTTGTTCACCAATTTGGTCAATGAAGTCTTTAGCGTCATCCATTTCGGATTTAAGACAGCCTTGTAATTTCTCTTCGTCATAAGACTCTTGTTGTTCTTCTGTTGCTTCAACTATGTCTTTATCATATTCCATAAATTTTTATCCCACTCGTATTATTCTTGATGTCAATGGTTTCTTGAAATTATACCCTAAAAAGTTCTCTCCTCCACTAAAACTTGCAGCGGAGGATGCCATGGTCAATGCAAGAGCATCTGCTTTGTCGGGTGATTTGATTCCTCTTTTTTTCATTTCATCCTTAGACTCTATTTTTATTTTTCCTGTTGATGTATATTTGTAAGAAGGCGCTGCCAATTCTGATACAAGCTCATCATCATTAGGAAGTCGGCAATTACGCAGCGCCAACCAATCCTTAATAGCAAACCATAACTCAGCTCGTAGGTTGAGATAGTTTTTCTTTGATGATGGTGACTCGGCTACGTTGATACCTCTTACTGGTAAATTTTGTTCCGCTAGTCTATCTACAACTCCTGCACCAAGACCAATAACATCAATAAGTATTTCTTCTGGTCTTTCTATGACTGTGCAATCATCAAACTTATTTTTAATTGCACCGCATAATTGCATTAAATCCATAGATTTGTAAGTGTTAATTTCAAAAACTGTGTTGCCTTGTCGGACGCAAAGTGCTGAGTTGTCTCCGCCAAAACGTGCTACGTCCAATCCCCAAATGATTGGTGCTTTTGCAGTTAGTGATACATCTCTGTTAATTGCATTTCTAGCAAGTTCCATTGGTATGACTGAGTCGTCATCAGAGTTTGGAAACTCTCCGAGTACCTCCACTCTTGCAACGGTAGAATCTTCACCGTACTGCTCTAACATAGTTTGGAAAAGTTTTTGGTCAGTACCTTCTACAGTTCGTGAGTCTATTTGTTTTAGATTCCAGAACTTACGTTTAGATGTAAAGCTGTCGTAGAAAGGGCCTGAGTTTCTTCTGGGGTTGGAGAAGGTAAACCAGTAACGGTTTTCAGTTGGCTCGGAGAAGAAACCTTCGGATACTGAGTAGATAGGAGCTGGGATACCTGATGCTTCATCCATGATCAAACATACACCGTAGGATGAATGGATACCTGCAAACGCGTCTGGGTTTTCTTCGCTCCATAATTGTGCTTGGGCGTAGTAGTAACCAGTGTCTATTTTTAGATCTCTTTTTAGTGCTTCTTCAAACCAGCCTTCTGGTTTAATCGTGGTGGCTGTCTTAGAGTACCAGTGATTGTTTATTGCTAGGGTTAGCCACTTACCTAGTTCCGCCCATGTTCTTGATCTAAGCTGTTGTTCGGTGTTAGCAGTTACGATTATGGTTGAGCCTAGTCGTGTGGATAGCATCCATAGGATTAGCCAGGAGACAAGTGCAGACTTTCCGATACCACGTCCAGATGCTACAGCTAATCTAAACATTTCAGGATCAACACGTCCTTGGTTACGTTGGATGTGGACTGTCATTTTTTTTAAAATTTCTTCTTGCCACTTCCTTGGGCCTTCAAAGTCTTCAAGGGGGGTGTCCTTCTGTCCCCAGGGAAAGATAAACTTAACAAAGTTGTATGGATCATCTTTTATGTAGGGCGACCATATCTCGGTCATCAATTCCTTTTCTTGTTCTGCTCCGTATTTCATATATGTACCAGTATTAAAAATATTGCAATGTTGCCTACAGCACCAATGCTAAGTATTGCTAAGATTTCTCGTATTGCCTCTTTCATATTTTGCTCCAAAAAAAATTAAAAAAAATTATCGCAAGGGTTACACGTAATATACCCCGTGCGAAAAAATCAAGGGGGGGTATAAGCATGATCTTTGTTGGAGCATCTAACAAATCTCTACTTATTGGCGATCCCTTGAATGCTATTGCCATGAGGAGGAGCAACAACCGCCATTATTACTTCTTTTTCTTGTCAGTCTGATTAATTACCAAACTGCTCATCTCTTTAGACGTTGTACCTAAAGGGTTTATTTCTGTTATCTTGTTTTCATTTGCCGTATATTTGCCAAGTCTTTCTTTTGCACCGCTTAGAACGTCATTAAGGTTGATAGTTGCATGGACATTTTCAACGCGATCCTTCCAAGTCTTTGCATCTTGATTCTTTAAATAGAATATCTGGGCGGTAACATTGCCATCAGTTGCCGAAGTGAACAGGGAATTTGTAACTTGGGCAATCCCCTTCGCCTTTCCCCTTTTTATAGTCTCCTCAAATTCCGCAGATCGTTTTCTGTTGCGGTCTATAGTTGACCATGAAACGCCCAAAGCACGGGCGATCTGGGTAGTTCCTAGACCACGAGAAGCAAGGTTCTCAACCTGCTCTAAATCAATATCAATCCTTTTTCTACCTACTTTTTTTATAGGTTTATTGTCTTTTTTTGGTGTTTTTTGCTCCATAACTGTATTTTTTTATTGCTCCTTAAACCCCTATAATACAGCATTCTTCACAAAAACCCTAAGTTTTTTATGCTAAGTAGTTGATATATATGTATTTTTGTGTATCATTAGGTAGTCAAACAATACTTTAGGAGGTAAACATGACAAACGGATACACA